AACCAATACTTAGAGGTGTTCTTTTTACACCGTCAGGAACTTCTCTCACACTTTCTTGCTCAAACGGTGTCGCAGACAACATACCTTCAGATACAGACACTACAGCATCAAGCGTTGGATTTGTTACAGGAACAGTGAACTTTGAAAACGGTTCTCCGAAGTTTACGATGCTGATTAAGGGTTTGAAAGACACTACGGAAAACATCATTACTGCTTCTCTTGACCCTGCAGAAGCAAAAAGCTATTTTGCAACAGCTTTTAACACAGATCCTTCTAAAATGGAAGAGCGTGGACACTACTTATACACTCATTATGATGTTTATTCTGGGTTTGCAGTTGTCACAGGATCTGGTTTGACACCAAGCGATTCTGCAGAAATGATCAACAAGACATGTTCTACGACCTACGGAGGCGGCTCAGATGTCGTCTTCTTAACAACCAGCTCCCTTGACAGAAACACACTTGACGGTGATGTTCCAAACTATGAAGGATTCCAGACCAGGTTTGATCACGCAAGATCGCCTTTCGTGATTTCCCAAAAGTTTGGTGGAACTGCGAAAGATCTGTTTAGAGTTCACGCATTAAGCGATGGTGTTACTAAGTCTAAAGCATCTGATCCTGTTGGATCTAACACTAAATTTAAAGTTTCCATCGAGAACATTAGAAAGTCTACTGATCCTAATAATGACTACGGTACTTTCGATCTTGTCGTCAGAGACTTCTTCGATCAAGATGAGTCTAGCAAGCAGATTCCTTTGGAGCAGTATAGAGGGCTTTCCCTGGATCCAGGCGCTGACAGATATATCGGCCGAATAATCGGTGATAGAAATATTTTTTACGATTTCGAGCAGCAGACAGGATTCCAAAAGATTGTTGTCCAAGGCAAATATTCCAATATGTCTAATTTAATCCGCGTTGAGATTAACGCAGATGTAGAATCAGGTGATATCGACGGCACAGCGCTTCCGGTTGGATTTAGAGGGCTTGATCACCTGATAACGTCAGGAAGTAACCCGCTTACAGCAATTCCAGATGCTGGCCTCACAACAGACGCAACTGAGCTACTCAAGTCAACAGTTGAGCCCCCAGTTCCATTCAGAGAACATTTACTTATTGGTTCTGGTAGCGTAAGCGCTCGCGCCAAACCTTCCTTATATTGGGGCGTTCAATTCCAGCGTAAGGTTGAATTGGCTAAGCCGAATGAAGATTTACAATCTGAGCCAACCATTCAAAGTTTCACGAAGTTCTTCCCTAATTTCTACGGCTTGAATAGCACAAACATGAACGTTATGACAGGTTCAAACGCAGGCCAAGCAGATGCTTCAGGTATCGTATTTGACTGTGATAGATTTAATAACAACGGATTTACACTTGAAAACGTTAGGATTCTTACAGGCTCTGGCGATAAAGCAGACGCTTCTTCTAACGGAATCAAGGAGTGGAGATACGAACGAGCAGGAAATGTTACTGCAGATGCTTCTGCTAAGACTAGAGCCTGGACAGTTGATGATACCAGTGATCAAAAAGTATCTAACGTTTCTAAGTTCACGTTCCCAATCCAGGGTGGTTTTGACGGCCTAAGCATCTTCGATGCAGATTCAGCTAACCTTAATGATAAGTCCGCCAAGGGCGAAATGGATGATGCAAACCGCGGACAAAGAGAAGGTTCTACAGTTTCAGCATACTTTAGAGCTCTTGACGTTATGGCAGATAAATCAGACGTTGACATTCAGCTTCTGGCAATTCCTGGCCTTCGACAAGAAGTGATTTCAGATCAAGCTATTCTAAAGGTAGAAGACAGGTTCGACGCGCTTTACATTATGGATATTGAAGAAAGAGACAATGTTAACACAGTGGTTACATCTTCGGTCCAAAAAGATAGCATAAGCGTTGCAAATACAGTTACGGCGTTTGATTCTAGAAACTTAGATTCTTCCTTTGCAGCCGCTTACTTCCCAGACGTGACAATGACTGTGGCACAGAAATCATTGGACTCTCAGACGAAAGTTCTTAGAGAACAAACCACATCGGTTGTGGTACCCCCTTCTGTTGCAGTTATCGGTGCATTCTCCGCGAATGATCGCGTTGCATTCCCATGGTTCGCCGCAGCAGGATTTAGCAGAGGCGCTCTCAAGAATGTTACAGAAGTTAAGACTAAATTAAACGAAGACAACCTTGAAGATTTGAATAACTCAAAGATTAACCCAATCCAGACGTTCCCGAACTCTGGGCCAGTGGTATTCGGTCAAAGAACTCTGCAGCAAGCAGCATCTGCTCTTGACAGAGTCAATGTTAGAAGGCTTCTGATTGACATCAGGCGCTCAGTGCGCCAGGCAGCAAATCAGATCCTGTTTGAGCCAAATAGAGAGGCAACCCTTGCAAGGCTCAGCGCAAGAGTTCGACCAATCTTGCAAAACGTTCAGCAGAATTCAGGCATCGATAGATTTAAAGTTATCATTGATGCTTCTACTACAACTCAAGCAGACGTTGAGAACAACACTGTGAGAGGAAAAATCTTTATTCAACCAACCCGAACCGCCGAATTCATCTCTCTCGACTTCGTCGTTACAAATGCGGGCGTAGAAGGAATTTAACTCACATGAGAATATTTTTTGGCGTGACGTATATTTATAATGAGAGAGATGTTAGGAGCTTGTAATGGCAGAAACACTATCAGTCGCAGAGATGCTTCCAAATAAGTTTGAACCGAAACGCAAGTTTCGATGGGTTTTTGCTATAGAAGGGATAGACGCATTCTTAATGAAGACCGCAGCTCGTCCCCAGATTCAAACCCCGGCCCAGACAATACAGTTCATCAATCACACGCGTTATGTCGCAGGAAGAACTGTTTTCCAGGAAATGAACGTTTCTCTTTACGATCCTATCGCACCTTCAGGTGCTCAGCAGGTTATGGAGTGGGTGAGAACTCACTTTGAATCCGTTTCTGGTCGTAGTGGCTACGCTGACTTTTACAAGCGTGACTGCCAGATCAAGATGTTGGATCCAGTAGGAACAGTTGTTGAACTCTGGGACGTCAAAGGTGCGTTTATCACAAGCGCTAACTTTGGTCAAGACTTGGATTACAATTCTGAAGCTCCTGCAGAAGTTCAGCTTACGCTGAGATTTGACAACTGCGTCCTTCAATACTGATTTAATATCCGACGTATATGGCATATCCGCATTGCTCTTTGTGAGCAAGCCAAAAAATTTGTATTCACTGGTTTAACGTCTCTCTCACGTTAACATACAATATAAATGATTCGAAAGGACACCAGTATGTCTCGCAAAAATGATATCTTTACTTCTACTGGCATGCACGAACAGATGATGCAGCCATCGATCGAGAGGATGGAACAAGACTTAGGTTTTGACATTCCTGTTGAGCAAGTACCTTTGCCCTCGCAGGGTTTAGCATACCCAGAAGGACACCCGCTTCACGGAAAAGTTGCTGTTTCAATTAGAGCAATGACAGCAAGAGAAGAAGATATCCTCACGTCAAGAGCACTTATTAAGCAAGGCACCGTTATTTCACACCTGCTTTCTTCTTGCCTGATGGACAAGACAATAAACACACGCTCAATGCTCAGTGGTGACCGAACAGCGGTGATGATCGCACTTAGAATCACAGGATACGGTGCTGGATATAACGTTGAGATGGATTGCCCAGAATGCGGAACAAATCAACAGTGTGAGTGCAACTTGGCAGACCTCCCTATTAGAACCCTCGATCTTGAACCTGTCGAACCAAACACAAACTTATTTGCTTTTAAGTTGCCCATGTCAGGTAAGACCGTTCACTTTAGATTTGCTACTGGCGAAGATGAGGAAGAGCAATCGCTTCTCACAGAGAGAAAGAGAAAGCAGGGTTTTACAGCAGACAGCTTGGTAACAGATAGGCTCCAGCGTGTAATCGTTTCTGTCGATGGAGAGACTTCAGGCGGAAAGATAAATCAATTTATTAGAAACATGCCTGCTAGAGATTCTTTGACCCTGCGACGCTATATTGACGCACACGAACCTTCGGTGTTAATGACGACACCCTTCACATGCACTGGTTGCGGATATGAAGAGGAGGTGGGCCTTCCGATAGGCCCATCGTTTTTTTGGCCTGAAACCTAGTGATAGAGATATCTACCTAGAGCAAACATTTCTTCTAATGTACTACGGTGGCTTCACTTACTCCGAAGCTTATAAGCTCCCAATCCAGTACCGCAACTGGTTCATCGATCGAATTAATAAAGAATTTAAAAAAGCAGCCGACCAGGGTGAAGCCGCGCAGTCAAGAGCCGCGCATCAAAACGACCCTACAACAAGAGCACTTTCAGGTCACTCCCGAGCAGAAGGACCTTCTAGAATCAGAAGATTTACGTAACTGTATATTTACTAAATGCTGATAAGCAAAAATCCCAACAACGGTGTAAGACATGGCAGAAGGTATTGACAATCTATTAGCGCAGCTAGATTTACTCGTAAGTCAAAATAATTCGATCACTGCAACAGTGTCAAATCTGCAAGAGCTTAAGACGCTAGTAAATGATATTAACGCGCAAGGAACAGCAGGTCTTTCATCTGCGCAGCAAGCTAAACTTAAGACAGCGCAAGCTTTAATTAAGTCTACGGCTTCTTCTGCAAAACAGGTTGGGCAAGCAGCTTCTGCTGCAGCTGTATCTACTAACGATATGACTGAATCCTTGAAGAAGGCCGGAATGGCTGTAGGTCTCGGGGCTCTTACAATCGGTGCTTTTAAACTAGGAAAGCAGCTCGACGATGTAGCATTTAAAGCCTCAGGGATGGATAAAGTTTTCAAGCTAATGGGCGTTTCCGGGGCGGAAGGATTCACAGACGCATTCGTAAAATCGTACGACGAGAAAGTTGTACCTGTCTTGCAGCAAGCAGAAGATTCTTTTGCATCTCTTTTCGGTGAAGCGCAACTTATGGGTGAGGGGCAAGTTTCTAATTTAGGATTTGACCTAAGACAACAAGTTGATCAAACTGCTGCTATGGCAGATAAGCTTGGCAGAAGTTTAGACAATACCACCAATTCACTCAGATTTTTGCCCGGGGGATTAGATGGTGCCAAAGCTGCAGCCAAACTTGCAGGTGACCAACTAACCGCTTTGATGCCTGTTCTCTTCGCTCTTGGAAGGGAAACAAACAAGATCTCCACTAGAAATCTTGCGACCTTTCAAAACGCTTTAAACTTGAGCAGTGAAGAACTTCTGGCAATTGGCCAGCGCGCTGCAGGTACAGGCAATGATGTCTCTAAAGAGCTTATGATGGTTGAGCGAACAGCAAAATCTTTAGCTGACGCAACAGGGCTAAATAGAAAGCAAATAGGAGACCAGTTAGCCAATCTTCGCGGCGACTTTATGAGATTTGGAAACGTCAGCACTGCTGAGCTCGGTAAGGTCGTGGCTAAAGCGATGTCTCTGGGTGTTGAGCTAAGTAAGCTAAAAGGGCTTGAAGATACGTTTGATGACTTTGAAAAATCAGCCGACTCAGTTGCTGTTCTTTCCCAAGCACTTGGTGTCAACATCGACGCATTTAAACTGTTTGAGACAGAAGATCCAACTGAACGTCTGATGATGATTCGAGAAGCTTTCCTGGAAGCAGGGCAGGATATCAACCAGATGAATCGTCGTGAACGACGACTTTTGGCTAACATAGGAATCGATCCACAGGCACTTGCTCCAGCGCTCTCGCCCATGGGCGCCGGTCAAGAAACAGGCGAGGCAATTAGGCGAGGCATAGAGGGTGTTGACACAGCAGCTGTGGAAGCATCTTTTCAAAAATTTAATCTTAGAATTGGTGAAACAGCTGAAAAATATTTTGAAGATGTAGCTTCTCTAACAACAAGAAACATCGAAGGAATACAAAAGCAGTTTGAAAATATGGCTCAAAACCTTGTTCTTAGCAGAGATAATCGTCAACGCCTCACAGACAGCTTTGCTAAAGTAAGTCAGATTCCCGACATTGCTAATGACGCTTTTTCTAAAATCGGAATTGAAACAGGCAAAGTCTCAAAAGCAGCAATTGACGACATAGCACTCACAAGCAATAGGTTTTCAGAAGCGCTGTTTGGCTTTGTAGACAAAATTGTAGAAAAAGGCATTGAGCTTGGCGGGAAAGCTGTTGATACTCTGGCACCTGGAGCTCGTGCTCGTGCTACCGTAACGTCCACAGTTACACCTGCTCGAGCAACCACTGTTTCACCAGCAGCACAACAAAGTCGAGAAGTCAACACTCAGCAGCAGGCACAAGCAGCACCGCAAGAAATTACTCTTACAATGCCTGTGTCTTTACAGATGAATGAAATTGAATTCGGGTCAGGTATAGCACAAGCTAAACTCCCTGGCGGTTTGCTTGGTAAACAGCTTGACAATATTAACTTGCAGCTTCCAAACCAACCAGCGCCAAACGTGACTAACTCCCCTTGATAGGCAATGACGTATGACAAACAAAAACACAGGATCTTTTGAAGTAGTAAAAAAGAACAAGCTTTATAGATCTGTAATTGATTCGATTGAGGACGAAGAGCAGAAGAAACTAGTAGAAAATCAAGTTATGTCTTATGTTACTGCGCTTGAAAAAGTGCTGGCGGAAATTCAAAAGAAATCTAAGGAAAGCAAATAGGTAGTTTAGATGGCTGAAGAAGATACAAAAAAAGTTGTTGTCCCAGTTGACAAGGAAGAAAATGGTCTAGACAGGCCGTTTCCGCCTCCAACTTTTGATTACGATACTGTTCCAGATCCGAGTCAAGAGCAGGCCGACGACTTACCTTATGAGACGCAACCTGTTGTCAATGGTGTGCAACCTGTCAGTATCGAAGGAACGAGAAACACAGTTCTAAACAACGCCCGCCGACTTAACAGAACTTCACCTGATGACACTCAAAGCGCTAATTCTACTACTGGGTTCACTCCTGACAGAGGCAGATTAAACTTCCCAGACAACTCAACTCAAAGTGCAGATTTAAGACTGGGAGATCTTTTTGGCAATGCGTTGCCAGGACGCCGAAGACCAAACAATCAAGTAACCCTGCAAGATACTTTTAAAAAAATTGACGAGCAAACTCAAGGAGACGGAGATGTCCCGCACCAGAGAAGCGTCTTTAATGCACCTACATACGGCCAAAAAAGCAACACTGATAACGATTTGACAAACAGGATTCAAAATAGTGTCCTATCTCAAAACAGATTCTCAGTGATCAGCGACAACGATCCTGACGTTTTTCACGGGCCAGATGACTCAAACATAGACAACCAGCAGTTTACTGTATTTCAAGAAGCCTTGGGTGCGTATGACAAGGCAAACACACCTCAAACACTTAATGAAATGAAGAAAGTTGCTCAAGCCCTCATGGTAGCATCGTTCCAATCAACAGGCCAAGTTCCAAATGCAGATTTAACAGAAATCTCTTCCGAAGACTTTATTAAAAAATCCTTTCGAGACCTTAGGGCTATTAAATCACCTACAATTCCCGACGATAAAAAAGGATCAGAAGGTGCATTTAACGAATCAGACTCTGAGCAGACGTTTGGAAGCATGAACAGCCCTGATGTTCCTTTTGATGCGTTGACACCTGATTCCCTTACTAAGCTTGCACTTTCTCAGATTGCCGCAACTATCGCGCTCACTTCAGAGAATTTTGCACTTGACGTTATCATTGACGGCGTGAGCAATGCTGATCCTGCGCCTGTAGGGCCTCCGTACACTATGGGAAGTTTTAGTACAAAAAGAATTCACGGACGGGATCTTGCGCAAGGAGTTAGACAAAGATTTGGGATTGTCAAGACTGCGAACAATTATGAAGATGCAGTTATTGCCGGAATAAAGACGTTTTTTGGAGCGCCTCAATCAACTGAATTAAAAAATTTAGACAAAGCTGGCGAGAATAGAATTAAGCAATCACCTGGGTATTACTACATTTTCTCACGAGCAATAGCACGATCCGCCCAAGATATAGCATCTCGAACTGGAAGCGAAAACATCAGAGAGTCAACTCCGGGACCTGATGGTGTCGACGGAATTCTATCCCTATATAAAAACTCCAAAATAGTCGGAGCTATTAATGTTTTTGCCTCAATCGGTGATGCAACTCTAAAAGATGCAGAAGGTGCTTTTGATATCGACAGAGTAAGAACTGATACAACAACTGGTATTGGATCTGATCTACCTATTGCAGCATCAATTAAAAGCAGAAGAGCACCAGATGATCTTAGGCTCGCCTGGCGCGGATCATCGACACCGTCCATGTTTCTCCTACCGCCGTCAGTTGAATTCGCAAACACATTTTCTGGTCAAACAGGGATGATATCTGCAGCTCACGCAGGTTTAGAATCAAGAACAATTTCAAAAGTAGGAAAAAAATTGTCCAAGGTTCAAGCAGCTAGACATGAAAAACGACTAGACGCTGAGTACGTTCCTTTTTACTTTAAAGATCTCAGGACAAATGAGATCGTGTCATTTCACGCGTTTTTATCTACACTGACAGATCAATACAACGCCAGTTATTCTAGAAATAATTCGATTGGTAGAGCAGATCCAATCAGAATCTATCAAAACACAGATAGATCAATTAACTT